GAGAAGATCGAACTTAATAAATCCCATCGGTTCAAGATGTCGGACATTCTGCCCTTCGGACCACGGAGTTTGTCTGACGCCTCCAGACGATACCATCGGCATATACTGGTCGAGATTCTCTCCGATGACAACTCCGCCGGCGTGGCGGGACTGGCTTCTGACCTGTCCCAACAGAGCGTCGATGTGCTCGGAAACTTCCGGATGCTTCGCGAGGAAAGCCGACAACGTCGAACTGAACTCTTTAAGTTCCTCAAACGTCGGAACATAAACACCCGCGCGAATGCCATGCTTCTTCTTTGCCGGACCTGTCGCTTCGTAAACCATCTTACTCGTAACGGCGTTGGCTTCGAGGAATGGAATCCCATAGAACTTCGAAACGTCTTTGACGAGCGATTTCAATTGTAGAGTATTCCAATTCGAAATAGGAACAACCGTTGTATCTCCCCACTCTTCGATAAGCATTTCCTTCAGTTCCATTGGTTCGGAAACATCATAATCGATATCGGGATAGTCTGTCGCATCAGAGCGCAGAAAGCGTGCGAAGAGAAGTCCGTACTTAATAGGATCGACCTGTGTAATCCCAAGGGCATATGCGACAAGGGAACCGGCAGCGGATCCGCGGCCGGGACCAACGAGCAGCGCAGACTTCGCCTTGTCAGAGATGGCTTTCATCGTCAAGAAATACTTGCTAAAGCCTCGATTGGCGATGACGTCGAGTTCATGTCGCAGACGATCGATATATTCTTTTTCTTTTGGGCCAATGCTAACGTTCTCGGACCAACCCATCACCTCTTTTAATCCATCCAAAGATAATTTAGCAAGAGCATCGTCAGCAGAAAACCCAGCCGGCACCACAAAATCAGGTAACCGAATTGTATTATCAGGCACGAAAGTTTCAATATGATTAAAGGCAATATTGTGAGTTTCTCTGATTGAATCAAGAACCAAATCGTCATCGTAATCATCATTTGAATACTGCTTATAGCTTGCAAACATCTGGTCGCCGTTCTTCGGATAGAGTTCATAGCCAACTTCTTCGACGCCGGCCGGAAGCTCTGTTCCGCTCTCGGCCCACTTAGGCGTTCCGCGACCAAGCCAACCAAGACGTTTATACAACTCCCGATCCTTCCAGGCGTCCGGGTTTGGATAGTGGCTATCTGCCGTAGAAATGAGCTTGATACCGAATTCTTTGCTCATTTGAATGATGAATTTGTTTAACTGATGCTGTTCGGGAACGTTGTTCCATTGCAACTCGCCATACCAGCGATCACCAAAGATGCTGACCATCTTCTTTGTCACCGCGCGCATAGCATTCAGAACGGCTTCATCACCTTCCTCTCGTTTCTCCCAGAGACAACCGGCGTATACGCCGCCGAGACAAGCACTCGACGCGATGATTCCTTCGCCGTACTTCGTCAGAAGATCGTAATCGATCCGAGGAAACCGGTAGAAATAGTCTTCGGTATAACTCTCAGAGATCAGTTTGAATAAATTGTTAAGTCCCGTTTGATTTTGAGCAATAAGCACAAGATGACGCCGGCGGTTAAGAACGTTGCTATTTGAAGATTTTGTTTCACCTTCATCCTCAACTGATAGACCTGCTTTGCTTTTCGCCAAAGCCCTCGCTTTCTTCTTGTCGGCTTTCGCCTTTTCATACTCGTCTCGCCATTCGGAAACGGAAGGTACAAAATATACCTCACATCCATAAATAGGTTTGAAATCTTTATCTTGCGATTTCATCTTCTTTGCATGAAGAACCTGATAAGCCAATCCGTTCATATTTCCATGGTCGGTCAACGCTAAGGCATCGCAACCATTCTCGTATGCAAAGTCCATGTGTGCTTGCGGATAACCGATAGCATCAAAAACGGAACCGGCGACACTGTGGGCATGAAGCCCGACAAAAGGAATTTTACTTTTTGTTCTACCCATTTCTCACCTCCACCTATAATATATCATCATCGATATAGAAAGTCAAACTAATCTTTGTCAGCCTCTTGTAAGATACGTTTTAAAATTCTGGTTCTCGACCACTTCGCTGTAAAACGATAGACGTCGAACGTGTGTTCTGATACCATAAACTCTTTGTATCCTTCCCAATTGTCCATCGAATAATACCATGGAACCTCCTGTATAACCTCGTCTCCTTCGGGCAACGCCGAAAAGACCTTTTCCAAACTAAAGAAGCGAGACGAGTACTTCATATCGTGAAGTTTCTCCCTATTTTGTCCGGTGCATTCGTCATATATAAATTTTTTCAACGGGATAATATCATCAGGCATAAACGTAAAAGATAAAAATTTATTTTGTTTGACCGTCTCTCCATCGTACGAAAGAAGAAATCTGTTGGAGCTTCTTATCATCTGGCGATGTTCCCTGATAAAGCGCGGGTCGTAGATACCCCACGGAAATGAAACATAAAATTTCTCAGGCACAAGCCATTTTGATATTTGATAACTAAACCTCACGTATGTCATCGCCCCATAAAGAATCGACCACGAAAGTGAATCTCTGCGCCGAAGATCCTTCGGATTCAATGGGACATAATAAATAGGAATCTGGCGCGCCTTATCATCTGGTTTAAAGTCAAATATACGATACTCCCAAACGGGATCGCCGATACACTCTCCAACGCGATGCTTTAAGATCGGAGCCACGTCATCGTTGCAGACGATCCAAATCGAGGTGCAACCTGCGAAAGCGCATTCGTAAACCGCTCGTTCGATTGCCGTCAAGCCTTTATTAAGAGGCATAAAGATGTCTGGCCATGGCAAATCGAAACTGGATTCTATGCCGTGGATCGGGATAATGCCGACTAGACCTGCTTTTTTCCCGGTGTAAGGTGCAGGTTTCGCGTCAATCTCCATAGTCTTGGTGCCTTCTTGGAAATGTTATTATAAATTGCTTGCTCAGAACAATCAGGATAGAACTTTATTATATCATCATTCTTGCCATAGGGCAAATCTAAAATTTTATTTTTTTCTCTCGATCTGTGTATCAGTTTAATCGGTCGATAGATCTGCTTGCCTTTGCGGAATCCATTCTTTGGCCCTTTCAGGCCAGCTTTCCGGAAGATGTCTTCCAGTTTAAAACACGCATACCTTTCCGAATATCCAACCTCGTTAATCTCATCCTTGTGAATATACGAAGTACAAACCGAATACTTGATATTTTTTACTTTCGCTGTTGTGACATTGTCAGGAAAATATAAATGCACGTTAGCGAGAAAACTGTCGCCAGAGTAAAAGTAGTTAAGCTCATTTCTTTCTAACTCCTTGATATCTATCCAATCAATCACCTCATAGAAGGTGAAGCCTGGTATAATAGGTAGTCCGGTAATAGATCCGGGATCAAAAATGTGAAGACGATCAAACGTCAGTTTAATCATTTGGTTGCCCTCGGATACAATCCGAAGTTCTCCGTCGCCTGTCAAACGTACACCGCGAGCAAGTCCGGGGGTAATAAAGTTCCCGGCCAAATTAAGAAAATAATTCAGCCGATTCCACGATTTTAATTTCTTCATCCCAACAGCGATCGATCCCTGCGGGGATAAGAGAGTTCTATCCTCACTTTCAAGCCCACAAAAGCTAAAGTCAAATCCGTGCTTGTATCGAGAAAAGAAGTAAGGACGAATATCATTTGAGGTTACAACCTTCCAATCGTTGAAGTATGCGTAGATCAATGCTGGAAGTGTCGAGCCGATAATGACGTTACTATAATGAAACTTCATTTAAGCTTAATAATACGGATCATCCAAAAGCGATCAAAGGCATAATATAAGAACGTAAAGAAAACATTAATGAATAACATAAACTGAATTGATTTATATATTTCGCCAAAATAAAGATAAGTAAACAATGTTCCCAAAGGAATAGCAATCGCGAGCCGCCATACCAAAGCTTTAATTAACGTCTGTTTTCTTGTCATTTTTCCTCTTCGAATTGTTTGTGCATTTTACCGATCCAGCCCGAACTCGTATGAACGAATAAGAATGGAAAGAGTGCGTGAATAAAGCATGCAAACGATAAAGACATAAGTAGCCCTGCTAGCGTCAATGCGCGTATGGCATGCTGGATGTATGTCGTGTTGGTCTCTTCCAGGTGTTTCATCGTTGTAAATAGAAACAATTCGGACAATAAAGATTAACTTTTTGTTTCCCTTCTCTCACTATGACGCGCCATGTCATTGCCATATCTCTTGACTTCTTATCAAACGGAACGGAGCAGATCTCGCATTCGCTCGGCATCTTGCCGATCAGGGAGAGTTTCTGTCCCATCTTTTCTTGGGCCTCGGTCGTTCCGTTCTTCTCCGTCTGCTTCTTCATTTCTCGTCTTTGTTTTCTATTCATTTTTCGTTCTCCTTAATCCTACGATAAGCATTCACCGTGACCGGCCAAAGATCCGTTGCAATCTCCAGACACGCTTGGGCGACCTTTTGGATCTCCCACTGTGCTCCATCGTGCGTTCGCAAATCGATGAACTTCAAGAGGTTATTAAGATTCACGGTGCCGTAATACTCCGTATAGAGGTTCTGAGGCAAGACACCTCTGGCTTGTTCTCGACAAACGCCTTTCGCCATTAAGTCATTATATAAATTAACTGAGAATGCGTGGTGTTCAGAAATTCTTTGACATGCTCGGATTCCGTAGTCAGGATCAGAAAGATCAGGAATAATGACAGGATTAATTAACTCTTCGGCATTTGACGCCTGTCTGTTCGATTTGTGTTGAGTTCTGAAAGCCGTTGGCTCGTAGAACTGAAGGTTTACGTCGGTGTATCTTCGCGAGATTTCATTATACGACCAAGTCCGATGACGGTGATGCTGGCTACGAACAAATAAAGGAACAAGAAAACGGTAGGTGACAGAGCAGTGTTCAAGAGTCGAAGTGTGTCTGTGCTTAATAAGATAGCTAATGAGCTTTTCGTCTCGTGCATCTAAAACGGCCTTGTTTTTCCCAAAAGATACCCTAGCGCTATTAACGACAGTAAGATCACTACCCATGTGCTGTACATAATCGACTCTTCCTATTCCATCGCCATAAAGTTCAATACTTCTCTCATAAGTCATTAATCCTCCGACTTTTTGATATTGAAGAATGTTTCGCCATATCGTCGGCGCGCTTCTGATACCGATGCTGGATGTTTCCGAAGATAGAACTGGAAGTTCTCTGGAAGCGCAGTGAAACGACGATGTGGCTTCTTGGCTAATTGTGTATAATAAATCTGTGAAATGTCATTGTAAGTAAAGTCACTAAATTTCATGTCAATTAAGCCGTCTTGTTTGATCCAATATGCATTGGCATCGACAGAGCTTGGCGGCTTATAAAAGAATGAATCCTGATCAAACTGTCTTGCTAATTCGATGCCAAGTGCTTTAAGATCTGCGTCTCTCTTGCGGGAATGAATCAATAATGAATCCTCGGGTTCCTCAGTGTCGACATATTGTTTTGGTTCTCCCGGTTCAGTTGGCAACTGCTCTTTGTAGCCGCCAAGCACTGGCACATAGCCAAAACCTGCGTCTCGAACTGCTTTTTGAAGTAGCGGGAAATTCTCCCGATTGATCCTTTCTTGTTCTGCTACAAGATCCTCTGGACAAGATTCGCCCTCCGGTATGCCCCGTTCGGCCTCGCAAGAACGATCGGAGGTTATAATAATGAATCCGTCATCCATGTAATCAGTAACAATACGTGAAAGACTGGCCTCAGTAATTGGCTGCAAAGAGATGTACCTTCCGTCGCGGAGTACGTAAATGCCATCCTGCTTTAACAGCTTCCTAACGCCTTCAGACATCTTTTGCGTTTCCTTTTTGACCTCCTTGATAAGTCTATGTATTTCCTGCAGTTCCTGGTTCATTGGGCAAAACTCCTATAATATAATTTTCCTGTACTAAATAGTTTGTTTCTCCTCCTGTTCTGATCTCTTGGACCATATGAGATTCGACAACGATTCTTTCCCCTGGGCTAAGTCCAAGAGGATTAGCGGGGTTTGCAAGCACGACCTCACAAACTTGGTGAGGATTCGCCGGCGCGTTGTAGTCGTCCGGTAATAGAAATCCTTTTTGTTCATCTTTCTTTTTCTCCTCGATTGGTACAACTAAAATAAATTTATTAACTGGTTCAATCACTTTTCCTCCGTTTAGTAAAGTCTAAAACGTTATTCGGAAGTTCGATCTCTTCGGTTTGTTCCTCCACGGGTTCGCGCGGGGGCGGTGGCGCGGAGCGCCTTTCTAGAGCGACGAGAGCGTCCTCAATGCTATTCGGAACAGTTGTAGAAATTAATGTTTTACCAATTAATTTTTCTATTTTAATAAGAAGCGAACGATATCGATTTAGCACGTCAAGATCCGCCTCGTGTCGGGTATCTGCATACGTATGCTTCCAAGAAATATATGACTGCATAACCGCCTCTACCATTAAGGACATGTCTCCAACTGTAAAAACATCTTTCATAATTATCCTCTAAAATACACAGCTATCGCCATCACAAAATTTGGTACCTCCGCCTTGTTGCTGAGTATCCATACGTTGCAACGGTTTAACTTTACTAATCATCTCTTCGTATCTCTCTTTCGAAATCGGCTCATATGGAGCCTGCTTATATCCCGTTTCCTTATATCGCAGGAACGAAACGGCTTTCAATCGCGTCTCGTACATTTCAAGCGCTGTCTGAATTTGATTTGCTTCTTCCGGTTTGAAAGTTATAGTAACAGAAACGGAGTTATCCGCCCAGTAATGTTGGAATTGCGCCGCGATCTCTAACTGCTCCCACATAGAAACATCTCTCTTCCCTCTAACAAAAAAAGGCTCATGAACTGGAAATTCAATGCAAAAAGTATTTGGTGAATATTCATCATCTTCTATAGTATAACCGGCTTCGCGCAGGATGTCAACAAAATCTGACGTTTTCGAGAAACGAATTCTGCGAATATAATATTCGTCCTCGGGATAATGAATCCCGGGAGTTGACCCGTTCAGTAAAGATACCGTTCCACTCGGCTTAATAGACGTCATACGTACAGAACGCGGAACGCAAAGCCAATCTGAATATTGATGATCAAGATCGTGAACGTGATCATACGCTCTGTCGCACCAATTCAACAGTTCACGGCGCGAGAACTTATTAAAAGCCTGAATGACACCAGACATCGATAAGCCGATGCGGCGGTTCTTAAGCATAATGGCGTTCGTCTCCGGCCAATGCGTATTAACCAACGTCACGGTCTTTCCATAAAGATAGGCGATCTTCAGCGTTTTAACGTAATCCTCATAGCTATCGTGCTTCGCGGGATATGTTTCGACGAGACAACAAAGTTCGGCATCTTCGAGTTGCTGCTCAACGCAGGGGTTGAAACCAACAACATTCAAATCATCATCGCGAGGAGCGTCCTTGAAGCGTCCTCGGGTTCTGGCGTTATCAAGCCAAATATAACCGGGCTCTCCATTCGTTTGACTTTGCTTTGCGTGCCATGTATAATCCATTCCGACAGTGGCAGAGAAAGAGTTGTTGCTCCCCCAACGATGGTGCATAAGCTTCTCTTGATCATTCTTCATTGTCAGATATTCTTTGTCCTCGGCGCTTCCGATGGCAAGCGCGGCAGAACGACGGACATTGCCGGCGACAACGCAGCGGCCGATAATATTCTCTGTGTCTACAATATCGACAGAAGTTATAGATTCTCCTATCTTGTCATTATACATCGCAGTCAGGCTAACATGAAGTTCAATCAGGGGACCAGCGCCACTAGATGTTCCTCCAAACCCCAGGATGGGCGCGCCAAGTGGACGAATAGCAGAGTAATCAAAATGAGGTACCTTCGTACCTTTAAAGAAACCATCGAGCAGGATCTGAACGGAGTTAACCCAGCCCTCGCGACTATCGGCGATGACGTGTGTGTCGGCAGTATACATCGGCTCTTTAATGGTAAACGTACCAGCGCCGAGAGTATCGAAGCCGACGCCAATTCCAACCATCAAAGCGTCCATAATCCAGGCAAAAAGATAACCGCCTTTCGAACCAAGATCTTTCGTGCTTCGGAAAGCGCAGTTGAAAAGCCCCGCTCCAGTTCTTTCCTCGACAAAGCGCGTTCCCATCATCCAGAGCCCCCTACCTGGCGGGGTCCACTTCAGCATAAACAGGCGATCGTAGGCGTCCTTTGCGGTTCTCTGAGCCTTGGCATCGTTCCACTCCAGACCTAGGGCGTAGATATGCTGCTTCTGAATGTCGAACATGCCCTCGATGACACGACGACATGTCTGCCACCATTCTTCCGTTCCTTTGGCGCCTTCCTCGGATTCGTTCAATCGACGGGCGTAGGTGCGCTTATACGTAAAATAACCTAACGGTCCCCATGGGACCTCCTTTTCCTTGTACTGATCAAGAAATGTTTCGCTCAGTCGAAACCGGCGCACTGTTGCTTGTTTATTATAATTCATTTCTTTCTCCTAATTTTTCGCATCCTTTCTTTAATACTTTCCGATGATCCTGTTGGCATGGATTGCGAAACCCGTGCAGACAGCACCTTTATACAAACGTTGGCTGCATCCATGAATACAGGATACACGATCCCGTCAGGACCATTTCTGTTCTTAGCAATAAAGAGACGACCGGTATTTGCGACTTTATCTTCGTTAGTCCGAGAAAGAGAGAAAATAAAGTCTGCGACGAAACATTTAGAAAACGCTTCGGAGATCGATTCCATTGTAACAACTTCAGCATTTAGCCCTGTCCTATTTGTTTGACTTGCCGTCCATACTGGACAATTGAGTTCTTGGGCGATTGCTCTGAGTTGCTCATAGATTTCTTGTAATTCGTGTCTTTTTTCGGTATTCGATTTAACTGGTCTTAAAATGTCCCCGTAATCAACGAGAATCATATCCGGCTCAAAATCTCTTTGTCGTACTCTTTCCAAATGAGCCCGAATCGTATCGACTGAAGCTGATTTAGTTGGATACTCTTTAATTATCAGCTTGCCTTCAATTTTACTAATGTCGTCATAAACTTTTGCCTTCTGATTCGGCAGATCATCAAGAAAAACCTGAGAAATGCAACTATCAAATCGCTGTCCTACAACCTCTTCGGCAAGCTCCATTGTATAGAAGACAACGTTCAACCCCATCTTTAGCGCATTGGCGGCAAGATGAACAAGAATCATCGATTTACCTGCGCCTGTTGGAGCGATAACAACGCCGAGTTCCCTCCTTCCAAGCCCCCCTTGACAGATGCGGTCGATCTCTTCCCAACCAGTCGAAACGGGATGCCGAGGTCGATCGATGTAACGGAGTTCGAAATCTTTTAGGAACTCGTGTCCGAAGTTATTATCGGAACCAAGCTTAAGCGCGCCGTTGATAACGCTTGAGATCTGCTCAAATGACGAAGTTTTTAGAAGCTTGACCGACTTGATCATGGCTTCCTTCAAAATCTGCTTTCGACAGAAATCTAATGCCGTATCTTTAATGTATTCCGCGCCGTCGACTTCGGTATTCAAAATCCGCGCGTAGTAATCCCGAATTTGCTTTTGCGTTGCCAGATTATAAGCATCAATATCCGATCGGATGATCGTTGTCATGACCTTATACGTCGGATGAACGCCGTACTTCTTGCGATACCTTATAATAATCTCAATGAAGACGCGAAGATAGCGCAATTCTAGAAAGTTCGGATCCAGAACCTCAGTGATCTGATCGCAAAAAGGACGATCGAGCAATATAAGTTGGCACAGATTTTCCTGAAACGTTTTCCCATAACGAGACAAGCTTACTTGTTCATTTTCCATTTGTTCCCCGAGTTTGTATTGTATAATTATAGCACCGCTGAAGCTTTGGCGCAAGTATTTTTTGTCTTATAGTTGTTAACGATCAGTTTCATCATCGAAAGTAAAGTATCGAGACGAACATTGTGAAAACCATCACGAGCCAACATCGTAACGAACTCCGTACGGTTAAACTCTGGTTCAAATTCGTTAATATTATAAGAGATTTTCTGTGCTGCGATAGGACTGATGTCCGGTACGTAAAGCTGCATTAGCTTGTAATTATCTTCTATAATAGAGCGACTTTCAAGGATAGAATAAATCGATTTATTCTTCTTCGAAAGAGAATTACAATGTTCCATAAGATCATCGATAGTATAATTTTTGTCCTCGGATAGAAACGGGAAGATCTTAGCGACGGTCTTCAAACCGATACGAGAAATACCAATTATATTGTCTGACTTATCACCAACCATAGACCTCGCAAGGGCGAAGTTGGTCGGATGGATGCCGTGTTCTTCGGTGATATTAATGTGCGTCATCAACTTCTTCTGAATTGGTCGGTATACCGTTGTAAGCCCGGAGCATAATTGGAAGAAGTCTTTATCGCTAGAAATAATAATGTGTTCCCAGCCTTTATACTTTTCATGCTGAGCGACATAGGCAATAATATCATCGGCCTCAATGCCGTCAACCATAAGTTGAATAACTGGCAGACCATTTAAAATTTCTAAGATCTTACCTGTCTGCCAAATTTTGTTTTCTCGCTCTTGATCTTCGGTCAGGTTCCGAAACGAACGATTCAAGCGGATCGGCTTGCGACCTGCTTTATACTCCTTCAATTTCTGCTTTCGACGAATAGATCCGCCGGGAGCATCCCAACAAATAACGACCTCTGTCGGTTTCATCTCGCGAATAAGCATCTGAAGACTTTGCAAATAGCCGAGCACTCCCCCGATCGGGACGCCGTCCTTTGAAATGTATGGTTTCACAACATAGTTGCGAATAAACAAGTTTAAACTATCGATAATAAGCAACCTTTGCACTTCAACTCCTTTTTTAAATAAACGAAAAGCGACACAACGAAAATCGAAGTGCCGCTTGTTGAAAGCTTTACTGACCCTCACATACAATATACCATGCTTAGATCAGAAAGTCAAGTCAAGAAAATGTCAGAGACGGATGCGAAGATCCCAATGTCCAGTAATCCAAACATGACGATGATTATAATACCCCGGGATCCAAGTCCAAATCAGACCATGTGGTGCGATGTGTGGAATTGGTGGCCGAACAATAGCGCGCCGATGGAGATGGCGGTGGTGTCGGGGATGGTGCTGCTGAACTCGCACGGGTCGGACGTGATGCCCCCTCCGTGCCTCTGCTGGTGCTGACACAAGAAGTGTAGCAAAAATGATTCCTAACATGAAAACTCCTCCTATTAATTAGACGCTCATCTTAAGTAATTATTCATCAATTTCATAAAAACTTTTGGCATCGCCTTCTTGAGTTGCAAATTTTATTATGATCTCCTCATCGAAGATCTCGATAGCCCGATCTCTGAAGTCGTTGTCTTCAAGCGATTCAAGCCACTTCGAAGCTTGAAACTTCTTTATAGTGCCATCTTTCATTTTTAATCCGTACCATGCTCCTGATTGGGAAACCTGATCCGAGTCTTTGATGGCAGCAAACCAACTTTCCTCATCACGAATTGCAACATCATCACCCCACAGAATCCTGAAATTACAAGTACGACCAGAAGTTCCAAAACGAGACTTTTCAATCTTTGCTTTAACCTCTGAACCAATTCGATATCCCTTGTCATTAATGATGAAACTAGCCTTTGCCTTGCGACCGGTAAGCCAAATACGTAATGAATACGCATAGTTAAGCGACTTCCCTCCTGGCGTGACGTAAGGCGTCGTGAGCATTTCGTGCGGCAAACGTGTAATATTCGATTTAAGCTGATTCAAGACGAGTAGCGTGCTCTTCGTATTTGCAACGGAGATAAGCAATTTCGACATTGCCTTACCCAAAATTCGCGCCTTAAGGGCCATCGAACTCTGCGGGTTGAAGTCTCCGGCGAGATCGCCAGTTGCCGGTGTGAAAGCCATCGAATCCCAGATAAACAACGTACGCTCTTGACCAGAGGACATGATGGTTTCAATAGTCTCTAAGACGAATTCAACAGAATACGCCTGAACATACAGCAACGTTTCAAGATCGCAGCCGGCTTTCGACAAGAACGATGGGTCTATTGCCGATTCCGAATCGAAATAAATGACCTGCATTCCCATTGTCTGCGCATTTGCAGCGACCTGAGCCGCAAGAAAGCTCTTCCCTGTCGCCTCTAAACCGGCGATTTCGCTGATCTTTCCAACAGGAATACCGGCGATCTTTCCACGACAGATAATTGAGTTCAGCCACCGAGATCCTGTTGGAATCCATTCTTTAACTTCCGTAGGGTTTTCACCTACCAATGAATGTGCTACTTCCATTCCTGCTTTCTTATTAATCATCGCCCGAAGATCGGCAGGAGACATCTTTCCGGGTTTAGTTTTCTTTGCCATTCTACCCCTCATTAATTTCAAAAAACCCTCTTCAGTAAATAGTTGAGACACCTGTAATCCCGTGCCTCCCTGCGGATATAAATTTACTCCGTCTCTTCGTCACACGCGGCTTCTTCACCAGTATCCGCGCTGTCTTCCTTATCTCCGCATGCGGTTAAAAGACAGCACGCAACGATGGTCATAGCGTACTTCATATGTCACCTCCTTTATAAGATAAAAAGCACCCGTCCCGGATTCGAACCGGGATTATCCATTACAGGAATCGAACCTGTCTTCGTCACGTCTGACGTGTCTTCCAGACTACGGGTACAAAAAGTTGAGGCACCTGATAACCCTGTGCCTCCCTGTGGGATGTGACGATGGCGCTTAGAACGGACTGTCTGTGCTGGGATAGGTTTTATCGCCAGACGTCAGTCGCGCAAAAGCTGCGTCAACAGAGGAGCCGTACTTTTGTGATTCAGTACTTCCCGATTCTGCATCAACGTCGTCGGAGAGATATTCGTCAAGCATTGCTTGCACTTGCGAGGGGGATTTTCGCTCGTACAGGTTCTCGAAGTCGGGGATGCTTTCGAGAAGCTCATTGCAACGGTCGCCGTCTCCAACGGCATCATCACATAGCGGGCTTGTGCGCCGGCGGGGGGTGAGGGTAGTTTGGGGGTAAGCACCGGGAGTTTTAGGAAGGGTGTATGTAAGGGTGATATCTGTTCCTTTATCCACATCTGTAATATCACTGTACTCGGGGTTGAGCACATAACTGATCAAAGTCTCATAGGCCCGCTTGCCATAAGACCAGACAAGAACACCCTTGTCCTCTTCGCCACGCACAAGGACAGGTGAGGCAAAGCGCTGACGGGAAAAGAGGCTTTTCGCTTGCTTCTTTAGCTCATCGTCATTGGTTGCCTTACCTTCACGCCACAGCTTGGATGCAAGATCGCAAACCGGGCAGTCGTCACCGAAGTTCTTCTTCGGACACAGGAAACCGCGATTGTTTCCCAAGTTATAGTGGAAATGGTAATCCTTGAACGGGTCGCCGTCTTCAGGACACATGATTCGAATAACCTGATCACCCTCGTCGGGGCGCCAGAAAATCGAAGATTCTCCGTTTCCTTTGTTATTAAGTTTGTCGAGTTTTGCTCGCATTTTACTCATATCAAGAGCCATTTGTTTTTCTCCTTAGTTGTTTTTGGTGGGCCGTTTCTGCCCTAAAGTCAGCGAGGCAAATGTTCCCCGCTGCTGTATATAAATATATCATTAAACGTTCTTGCTGTCAAGAACTATTTTAAGTTTTTTAATCTTTCTTTCACTCTCGTTCGTAACTGCCTTGCACCGTGACACCGGTATCAAGATGCTTGGTACTGATCTTGATCAGATCAACAGATCTTGTTCCAGCCGCGAGGCGATGGATAAGTCCAACTGGAATCTCACGGGAATCGCCGGCTTTTAAAATTTCAGCAATTTCGTGCTTTTTCGGTTTACTAGTGGTTCCCTTTGTTATAAAGAGCAGAGAGCCAGATATAACATAAATCGCCTCTTCTTTCTCTTCGTGATACTGCAAGGGAAGCTGTCTTCCTTTTATGATGTGAAGATGCCTAGCAATATATCCGCTTGTTCCGGTGTTTTGCGCCCAGATAATTTCATAACCCCATGGTTCTTCCTTTCGATACAACTTATTCGTCTCCTTGAACAACACTGGTTCTGGCAACGCAGTAACCGTAATCATCTTCGTATTCTGTTGTATAAACATTATAGCTTGTTTTAACTCCGGAGTCAACCTTTTTTTTCATGATTTCTTTAATTTTTTTACCAAGCGTTCCATCTGTTTTCAATTTTTCCTCGTTGAAAGCAAAGAAAAACGTTTTCTCTGTAATCCGCTCCATGGGATAAAAAAACTGCTCCTCTCCAGTTTCAGTATTTAAAAGTCCGATTGTAGAAATGCGCGCAATATCTGATCGTTCATCGGGGGCGCCCATTACCGGATCTGAATTTCGAAGGACATTGATCATATGATAGGTTGAAGACAAAAGC